AGTGGTGGCGCTGCCATCAGTGTACACACTGCAGAAAATGTAATAGCTGTCGTAAAAAGCAGAGCGGAGCCACCACCACGCCGTAGAGCCGGTAGCGTTGTGTCTATACATGACCCTGCTGTTACCGGAAGAGTAATAGGCGTACTGCTTCTGGTAGTTCTGCTCATACTGGTTAGCATAATAACGAGTGCCCTGTGCCTCGAACTCGGCCAGCAGGAACAGATAGTCGGTGAATGCCTTGACATTCGCAGCCACATTGGAGCTGTTGCCAACGGCATCGGCGTATTTGGTAACGCCCTTCATAACCGCTCTCAGGTCAGCAGGAAGCGCAGCCATCAGCGTATTCGCAACAGGCTTTGTAGCACAAGTGGCACTTGCGTTATAACCAACTCTGGATGTAGTTACAGTAGAACCGTAGCCAGAAGGAGGCACATCGGTACTACCCAAAACATCGTAACGCAGGTCACAACCAGCCCAGCCACCATAGTTATAGTTGCCCCAATGGTTCATATTGAAATACTTTGCACCATTGGTATAATAGTTATTGTAGCCACTGTCAGTCAGGCCAATCAACTTACTGCTGATCTTACCGATCTGGAAGTGAATCCTGTTGCTGCCCTCGACAGAGCTGTTGTGGTCAAAGCCCAAAATAAAAACATCAACAGACAGGTTGGAAAGAGAAAGCGTTCCAACTGTACCGTTGATGGTAATGGTCTTTGTTGCGCCGACTGACCAGTATGTGCTTGCCAAACCAGCTGCAGCGATCTTGCTGATATCTTCCCAAGAGCAGTCGTTCAATGCAGTTCCGACAGCAGGAAGGAACTCCGCAGACACCGCGACCGTCTTACTGCCAGGGGCAGTATGGTTTGTACCAGCGGCTACACTGATAGTGATTTTCGCCGTACCAGTCTTATCGTTCACGCTTTGGATAGTCACCACGTTCCCGCTGACAGAAACCGTAGCAACACTGGCGTCACTGGTTTGTGCGGAAATTGCACCGTCGCCAGCACGGGTAACGATGACTGTTTTGCTTTTTGCTGAACTATTCAGAACTACGCTCGTCGCGCTCAGGCTCAAAGAGCCTGCCGCTTTACCGATAGTCCAGCTTACCGTCTTAGCAGATGTGCTACCGTCAGACCAGCAATAATCGTCTTTGGGAGTAAAGGTGGCGTTATATCTTCCAGCGTTAATGCCGCTTGTAACTCCACCCAATGTCATTTTGGAGCTATCATAGTTGCTCCATGACGGGCTTTGAGAATTGCCCGAATATGTCAGGCTACCACTCTGACTGGGAACCGTAGAGATCACAAGCCGATTAGGTACGCCAGTGACACGATTGGCAGTGCCCGTGTTTACTGCTCCGTCTGTAGAAGTCGGGAAGAACGACACATAATAGGTCACTCCGTTTTGCAGGCCGGTAACAGTCAACGGGCTACTGGCGTACTGATTGCGGGTCGTTACCGCCAGCCGATACGCCGCATCTGCGTCGTCGGGATCAGTAGCATAACCGCCCGCCTTAACTACCACAGTAGTCTTCGCCCAAGTCGCCAGCGTTACACCGTCGTTCACCACGGTAGCCGAAGGATCAGTCCATTTCAGTGCCAGCTTGCCGTTACCAGCGGCAACAGCACTCATGCTGGACACATCGCCAACTGCCACAGGAGCGGGCGTCTTGCTGAACTCGTCGTCCGCACTATCCGTATAGGAACTCTGCGTAGTGTAGGGAAAGAACTTGTAGTAGTAGGTTACACCGTCTGTCAGGCCAGAATCGCAAAAGTATTCGTTCTGATACGCATTGCGAGTCTTGCTATCCAAAACTACCGTACCATCACGACGGCTTACGGGGGCACTACCTGCCTTACGCACCAGCAGAGTGCCGCCCCATGCTGCCAGTGTGGAGCCGGCCACAACCAGATCGTCAGGGTCAGTCCACTTCACATAAACCTTGCCGGCAGCGGCCAAGGTCTGAATATCTGTCACAGCGGCCAGGGTCAGACCGCCTGTTCCGCCTCCACCACCAGAGGGGAAATTGCCAAGAATAGGCATATTGAATCCTCCTTTTCTTTTATCCCAGGAGAGTGATTACCACAGGGATATCAATATCGGGCATTTCACCGTCTGCTGAGATAATGAGCTTTCCATCAGACTGCCCGGTTACGCAGAGTTTGGCATCTCGTGCCATCTCACGTTGCTCAAAAGTTGCGCTATGAGCGACCGAGATATTACCGTTTTGCGCAGCACCAAGATCAGTGACGGCCAGTTCTTGCGTAAACGGAGCATCTACCCCTGCCCATGAGCTGGCGATCAGCGTACATTCAATACTCACGCTCTTGCCGCCTTTCTCCGCCAAAATCTCATCAACCTTAGGATAGGATACAGAATCCATGTCCTGGTAAAGCTCCAAGACCTTACGCTGTACAAAAACACTCCTCACTATTTTGCCCTCCTTTCGCTACGCGGAGACATCATGGGTGCATATTATAACTTATTCCGTGTCCAATAAAACGGACTTCTTCTGCTGCGGATTATTCTCATCGGAAAAAGCGTAGTCAAATCCGATTTTCAGAATACCCATCATGCGGTTTCTATCCTGCTCAGTCATGCGCTCTCTGGCTCGCTGGAGGGTAATATAGTCGGGGTCGCCAAGCATGGTATCGGCAGTAGAGCGCACATTAGAAGCGCCTACCAAGTAGTCAATGGAGACATGGAAATACTCGGCGATCTTGGAGATTTTATCAATAGTTGGAGAAGTAGAGCTTTTCCACCTTCCAATGGAATACTGGCTCATACCAAGTTCGGATTCCAGTTTGTTGATTGTGATGTTATTTTCAGCACACAATTCTTTAATCCTTGTAAAAATGACGGAGTCCATAACACAACCTCCAAACAAAGAATTTGAATGTCACGAATTTTTTCGTGGAAAGCACTTGACAGCACGAAAGTAAGCTGGTATAGTAAATACCAGACACGAACATATTCGTGAATTTAAGTACATCATATCACACGTTTTCAGTTTAGTCAACCTAATACTTATTTGGAGGCGCGTAAAAATGCACATCGTAAACATTATGGCAGCAAACTTCGGCAAATATGATTTGGATGTCAGCGCCGTGGGGATGCGGAGTATCAGCGAGACGGACATTAAGCTCCCGTACACTGGTGTCCTCCCCGTACAGATGTCAGCGTCCTCTGGTGCCTATGTCTACCTCAACGTCCAGCTGGCTCAAGGCGCACGCCTGGTTCTGGTTGCGCATGGGAAGGGCAAGGATATCAAGCGTCCTCTCGAAGCGTCCAGTGAAGAGATTATCGCTTTGCTGGATGGGTTTTTCAAGCAAAACCAAGATGCTACCGGCCTTGCTCAATATTGGCTCGGTGTGTGGCAAGCTCATTATACGGAATGGAGAAAGATCGTGAACGGCCCGGATCGGCTGTTGACAATCCTCTCTTCCCTGTCCGTAACGGATCGTGAGTTCCTGTGTAAGCATATGATGGACGTGCCGGCGACAGAGTGAGGTGAAGCGGATGTCCTCGAAAAATTTCGCAAATAATTTTCTTGTTTGCTATTGACAATCTCAGCTACGTATGGTAAGATAGCAACATAGAAAATGATTTGAACGGATTGGAGAGGGGAATATGATCCGTAACAAATTCTTTGAAGACCCGGACGGCGGCTATGCTAAGGTAGGTGTCAAGAAAAACTTTGATATCGCCTGGAAAAAGGTTCTGGCCTATGAAGAGCAGACAGGCCAATCGCTGGACAATGGCTTTACTAAGGAACAGTATGTGTCCATGTTCAACTCCATGAGGGTTCGTCACACCAGCATTTTCTTCAACTATAAAAGCCATGTGATGAGCTATGTGCGATACCTGATTGCCAATGGCGTGCTGCCGGCAGAACAGGAAAGCATTTTGGCCTCCGTCACTGTGGACGACCTGAAAATCAACGAGACCAGCGGAGTGCAATACTACAAGAACTTGGGTATGCTCCACCAGGCAATCCAGGATTCCATCAAAGTGTCCGAGTGCTACGATGAAACCTTGTTTGACCTACCCGCTGTAATTCTTTACCTGGCTTGGTTTGGATTGACCGAAGAGCAGATCATCAATTTCCCCAAGGAAGATGTGCTTGATGACGGCGTGATGATAAACGGTGAGAAGACCGAGATGCCGTTTGAAATCTTGCAGATATTCAAGCGTCTGAGGGATGCAGAGGGATACTACCAGCAGGCCAGAGGCGTAATCTTCCGTGCCTATGTCTATTCAGATAACCTAATTCGGACGGAGCGGAACAGCAAGATCAACGTCTCTAAGATGCAGGGTCTGGTAAATCGTCTGAATACCCTGATGGACGGTGCCTACTCGCTACGGTACAACGTAATACACCAGTCCGGTATATTCTACCGTGCTCATCTGCTGGAATGCGAGAGTACCCAGTTCAATCTGGAAGACCCGGAGTTTGCGTCTAAGGTGTTCTGTGAGGATCTGTCCAGCAAGGTCAAGCACACAGCCCGGATCAGAGACTACAAGCTCTATAAGCAACTATTCTACTAAATGGCTTCGGCCATTTAGTTCTTGGATAGCAACAAAGAAAATTATTCTGTAAGAGGAGTGAAAGCAATGAGATCCCGTAAAAACGCCGTCCCCGTACCTGTCACCCGCGATCTCCTGCAGGAAAAGCAGACTGAGGTTGCTCGTCTGGCTCGTCAGGCAAGCGAGGCGGTAGACATCGTTACCAGAACAATGAATGAGCTGGAGGGTATCAACCAGCAGATCGACAACGACCTGGCTGAGATCGACACATATTCCAAGGAACTGGCCGCGACACGCGCCGCCATGTCCCAGCAGCGGAAGAACAATACCGCTATCATCGCCAACTTCGCAAAGCTCCTGGATACCAGTCCCGCAGAGAGCGTGAGTGAGTAATTCATTCGGTTGACCAACCGGAGTATGAGGCGCTAACAGCAATTTTACAACTATCAAACTTTTACTTTGACTCAATGCGTCTCGTTGAAAAGCGTGGAGGGGTAATCCTAACTGGTAAGGAAGCAGTTTGCTAAACTGTTAGTAATCCGAAAGGGTGTGTGGGTTCGAGTCCCATCCCCTCCGCCAAGCCGCAATAGCGGCGAACTCTTTATCACCTCCTCTCTCTGACGGCGGGAAAGACCGCTGACAGCCCGGAAAGACGGGCGACATGGGAGCGTCCGGTGGCAGCTCATAACGTGTAATCGACGGTGGACACGCACAGCAATTTTACCTTGAAAGTCTGCAAAACTTTTGCTTACGGTTCGACTCCGTAGCTCCTAAAAAACCGTCATCAATCTATAAGAAGGGTCGTGCGTGTCATGAAGAAGTTCCTGGCTATCGTTCTGTGATTCAAAGTGATCAGCGGCAGCGGCGTCCAGCGTCGGGTATGTGGAGGAAGCCATGAATAGAATACGAGACAAGCCCTAAGTCATCTTCGGATGACAGTACAGTGATGAATGCGACGATGAATGAACAGTAACGAATTGGGGCGCTAACAGCAACCATCAACATTACCTGCTTTGGAAATGAGAATGTGTCCCGCACACGTGGCAAAGAGCCATTTTACGGATATAGCGGTTTCTGGGAGGTTTCCGTATTCGTATGCGTACAGAGCAACGCAGACAGCAATGAAAAAGCCTCCCGCCATGCAAGGATAGCTCAGTTGGTAGAGCACCAGTATAAAAAATGCGTAACGTTCCCCTCCCCCAGTTGCGCTAACAGCTATGTAAAAAGGGAACTGATTGTCGTGGGTTCGAGTCCCACTCCTTGCAACAAGCTACTTAGTGTAGTTACAAAAAAAGGAGGTGCGACAGACTAATGTTGAATATGGGTTTGCTTGTCTGTTGTTCCTTGCCGTATGTCATTATCTCGACCCCGATAATTTACAGTACGGTGAAAACCTGGTTCGCCGCCAGCCATAATAGTGCGGGAAGCCGAACCGATCGGTATAACTGTTTGCCGTATTATACGGCTGGGTTTGAGTAGAAAATGCACATAAGAGGGGTCATGCAAAATAGCCCCGCTACGGCGGGGCGTACGCCAGGGTAGCTCAGTCGGACAGAGCGCGTACTAATGCGTGTCTTGTTGAGACGCTTACAGCAACTTTCTATGGACTGTTAATCCCGTGGTCGTGGGTTCGAGTCCCACCCCTGGCACAAGCAGAAGCCGTCCCTGCTAATGGGCGGATAGGCATAGGGCTTTGGGATCGTTTATGTCTATGCTGACGGTAAACGCCAGATATTCAACCCAAATATCTTGAACTGGGTTGTGACGGCTCGGAAAGACGAGCTTCATGCGGCAGTGGTGAAGTGGTCAACACAGCAGCCCTATTACAATGCGAAACGAGGAGTTCCGCTAACAGCAATGTTCAAGGAAGCCAAGCTGCCATTCGTAGGTTCGAGTCCTACCTGCCGCTCCATTTCTCTGGGCATAAACAGCAACAGTAAATAAAAAGTGTGTCCTGGGTATCTCAATATAGGAGGTAAGAGATAATGAGTAACTTTATGGATGGGATCAAGAGCACGCTGAATAACGAGTGCAATGTCTCTGTCACCGAGAACGGTGCAGTCGGCTTCCGCACTACCGGCAAGGCTCTCCTGGATCTCAATTTCGCTGTGGCATCTCTCCGTAGCGCCAGCGAGCACGACATCTCTCAGCGCTTCACTAAGGCGTTCTTCGAGGACAAGTTGATGGCAATGAAATGGCTCTTTTATGCTCGTGATGCCCGTGGTGGTCTGGGTGAGCGCCGGCTATTCCGCGCCTGTATGGTGCCTCTGGCGAAGGAGTTTCCCGAGTACGTCGCCCCTGTGGTGGCACTGGTACCTGAGTACGGTCGCTGGGACGATCTGTGGTGCCTGCTGGATACGCCCGTGCGTGACTGCGTGACCGGGCTGGTCAAAGAGCAGCTTTATGACGACGCCCAAAATGCGGCAGAGGGCAAACCCATTTCTCTTTTGGCAAAGTGGATGCCTCGCTGTAAGACTTCTTCCAAGCAGACCCGGCATTATGCCCAGATCTTGCGGAAGGCTGTCGGCATGACCGAGCGCCAGTATCAGCATACCCTCGCCAGTCTCTCCCGTTACCTGCTTGTTGTGGAGCAGCAGATGACCGCCAAGAAGTGGGAGGAAATCGACTATCAGCGTGTTCCCTCTCGTGCCAACCTGCAGTACAACAGCGCTTTCCTCCGTCACGACGAGGATCGCCGACGTGCATTCCTGGGTGCTGTGGAGAAAGGCGAGGCCAAGATCAACGCTTCTGTCCTCTTCCCGCATGACATCGTACATCGGTACGGTTATGCCGACAGCACCGACGCCAATCTGGAAGTGCTGTGGAAGAACCTTCCCGATACGGTGCAGGGCTGTGGTAACACCATCGTGGTGGCCGACGGTTCTGGTAGTATGAGAGTGAGAGTCGGCAACACTGATGTGTCTGCGCTGGAAGTAGCAAACTCTCTGGCGATCTACTTCGCCGAGCGTTCTTCTGGTCAGTTCAAGGATCAGTACATCACCTTCTCTGAACATCCTCAGCTGGTCGATTTGAACAGAGGAAAGAACCTTCGTGAGAAACTGCGGATCGCGGCTACCCATAACGAGGTTGCCAACACCAACATCGAGGCCGTATTCGACCTGATCCTCACTACAGCGATTAACAAGCACATGGATCAGAGCGATCTTCCCGCGAACATCCTTATCATCTCTGATATGGAGTTCGATAGTTGTGCAACCACCGGCGCAATCTCCCATGACAGGTGGGGATATAGCAGACGGGTCGCACCTACTCCCCGCCTGTTTGAGGTAATCGCCCAGCGGTATACGGAAGCCGGGTATCAGATTCCTCGTCTGGTATTCTGGAATGTCAACTCCCGTAGCGGCACCATTCCTGTTAAGGAGAATGATCTGGGCGTTGCATTGGTCAGCGGTTTCTCCCCCAATATCGCCAAGATGGTGATGAGCGGCCAGACTGATCCTTATGACTGCCTGTTGGAGGCCATCAACGCAGAGCGGTATCAGCAGGTGGACGATGCCCTTCGTCCTATTATCTCCGCATAAGCAACAAAGTAAACCATTAAGGAGGCTCAGAACGATAGAGTAGCAAGTAGCTGTCTACGCTCTGAGCCTCTTTTATCAAAGGAGTGAAATACGTGGTATATCTCGACAATGCTGCCAACGCTCCGGTCTTCCCGGAGGTTCTGGAAGCTATGCTCCCTTGGCTCCGGCCCGATCATGTAGGCAATCCCGGAAGCCTCCATACCCAAGGGGTTAATGCTCGTGAAGCTGTTGAAAATGCCCGCCGCCAGGTAGCTAAAATGATTGGTGCCGATCCCTCAGAGGTGTTCTTTACCTCTGGTGGCACAGAGTCGAACAATGCGTGGTTGCAAAACTTTGGCGGCGATTTGATTTTAACAACTGCTCTGGAACACGATTCGGTTCTGGAACCTATGTCTGCACACTGTCATCGCCATTATATCAAAGTCCACAAAGATGGTAGCGTAGACCTAAATGATCTGGAGCGTTTTTTATCGGATGCCCATACTGCTGAGTCTAACTATTTACCTCGTGATGGACGTTCGACGGCTGTTTCTATCATGTGGGTAAATAATGAGCTGGGCACTGTCAATCCTATGAAAGAAATCGGAACCCTTTGCAAAAGGTATCATGCCGTATTCCATGCCGATGCTGTGCAGGCGGCAGGCCATGTGAATATGAACGTGAAGGACTGCGGAATTGACTTCTGCTCTATGTCCGGTCATAAGTTCGGTGCTCCTCTGGGTGTTGGTGTGCTTTATATCAGCAATTCTATCCGTAAATCCCCGTGGATTATCGGTGGAGGCCAGGAAAACGGAATGCGTGGTGGTACCGAGAACGTTCCGGGAATTGTAGGAATCGGCAAAGCAGCAGAAATCGTTACTGAACGCCTCCAGAACTGGAAGCTACGGTGGGGATTGCTCAGAGATACATTCTTAACTGGTTTGGGGCTAAGAATGCCTGGGGAGTTCTATATCAACGGTGATAGCGAGAACTATTCTTCTAACATCATCAGCCTGACCATCCCTGGCGTCAACAGCGAATCTCTGCTTCTTCTGTTGGATCAGTTGGATATCTACCTTTCTGCTGGTTCTGCGTGCAGTGCTGCCAGCGCTAAATCCTCCCACGTTTTGCGTGGCATTGGAATGTCTGATGAAGATGCGGCCTGCACTGTGCGTATCTCAATGGGGTTCGATACCACTGTTGATGATATGCGAGAAGCAGCAGAGACTATTGCGGAGGTCTCTTATAAGCTAAAATCTATGTATTCTTAATTAGAAACAAAGTAAATTAACGATGAGTGAATATAATGTACTGTGCCTATGTTACCAGGATTCGCAATCTGAGGAAGCATACCAATGCCGACCGGCTGCTCTGTGGCGAATGTTTCGGTAATACGGTGATTGTGGATCTCGGCACCGACCCTGATCAGCTGGGCGTGTACTTCCCTACCGATGGCAAACTCGGTTTGGAGTTCGCACAGAAGAATGACTTGTTGCGACGCAAGGATGAGAACGGCGCTCCGGCTGGCGGATACCTTGACCCGGAGAAGCGGAATATTAAGGCTCTCAAGCTCCGGGGCGAGAAGAGCGACGGTCTGTTCCTCCCTCTCTCCTGTTTGGCTTCTTTTACCGACATCAAGAAGCTCCAAGAGGGCGATACGATCTCTGTATTGAACGGTATCACTATCTGTGAGAAGTACGTACCCGCCGTCAAACGCGCCTCCGGTAGTGGGGGGGGGTGGCAATCATGTTCGTAAGCGTTCTGATCCTATCTCCCCGCTCTTCCAAGAACACGCTGACACGGAGCAGTTGGCCTACAACCTCTCCGCATTCCATGCTGGGGATCTGGTAGAAGTTACCCTGAAAATGCACGGAACTTCTCAGCGTACCGGCTATCTGCCTGTGTTGCAGGGCTATAAATATCGGAACCGTATGGAAAAGCGGCTCTATGAGAGTCGTAAGACCCCGAATGTGATTCGTTCCAAAATCAAGCGGGCACCCATCTATGATTGGGGCTATGTTACCGGAACCCGCCGCGTGGTTCTGGATACCTTCGATGAGGGAGGCTTCTACGGTAATAACGCTTTCCGCGAAAAACACGCCAACGTCTTTGAAGGAAAGCTCCACAAGGGAGAGACGGTCTACTACGAGGTTGTTGGTTTCACTGACGATGGTACGCCCATCATGAATCCCGGAAATAACTCTAAGCTGAACGACAAGGAGTTTACCAAACAGTACGGTAAAACCACCACATTCAGCTATGGCTGCGCTCCCGATGGCAAGGAACATCCCAAGTCCAATCTTTTCGTTTACCGCATGACGATGACCAACGAAGACGGCGATGTGGTAGAGTATCCGCCCGACTTTATGCGCTATCGTTGCGAACAGATGGGCGTCAAATATGTTCCTCTGATGTATAGGGGGCTTATTCCCGAAGAGGAAATCTTCACAGGAACTTCTTGCGAGCTAACCAATGCTGGTGAATGGATTAAAACCAAAGCTGAGCAGTATTATGACGGCCCCGATCCTGTCGGTCATACCCATGTTCGGGAAGGTGTCGTGTGCCGCATTGTCAACCGTCCCAAGTTTGCCGCCTATAAGCATAAAAACTTTGCGTTCAAGGCGCTGGAGGGGCTGATCAAAGACACCGCCGCCGCGCCTGATATGGAAGAAGCTCAGGATGTTGGAGAACAGAATGGATGAAAAAGTCGTTCTTGACTTTATCAACAACTTCAAAGCTGGGCAGATATGGAGTAGTTCGACTCAAGCCTATACCGGAGAATGATCCGGGATTGTATCAAAAAGGAGCGATATGACGATGACGACTTTGATCCAGAATGAGCAGAAGCGCCAGAAGATTATGGCGCGGATGCGGGAACATCTGGTGCCCGTCTTGGAACATTGCAGGGGAGGCTGGGTTGGCCTCTTCCTGCAAGGTTCTCAGAATTATAACCTTGACTACTATCCAGACCGACGCCTGGTTTGGATATAACATTCAGAAAATGTGCAGCGTTTCGGCGTCGATGGCAACTATGGCATTTAACAGGGAGTTTGAACGTATCGCTGAGGGTTGGTTTCACGACAATGGCCCGTATTGGGGATCTATCGGTGTCGATGTTGACGTCGATCTTACCATATATAAACGGTACAATGCCTACCAGAAAAAGATGTTCACTGCCATGTTCGACTCCCGCGTTTTCTCTGTCCCAAAAGAAGAGGTCTGTAACTGTCTGATCTGGCGGCAGCAGGACGCAACCCGAAACAGCATTGAGGCCGTAGGTCAGGCCAATTTTAGCCATCACGAGCTGCACAAAAAGACCTGCAACATGATTCAGGAAATGCTTTGGTCTCAGCGAGGCATTAACTGGAACGATTTCCTCACAGAGCTGAAGCGTGGTTCCTGTTGCATTAAACGGCGGCTTGAAGAAACCATCGACGATCCTCGCAACCCCGGCCAGAAAATTACCGTATGCCGTAACAGATGGATTATCGACCACGAAATTCCCATCTTCACTCAGGATCGGGAATATATCGAAAGATTGATTTAAGGAGGCCATAAAAATGTCCCATATCTATGAGAATGATACGAAGCCCATTCTGAGCGACCCTCCGTATCTGTTGCAATTCATTTTGTCCGTGGTGCTGTCTGTGCTCTGTGGAGCAACCATCATGTTCATGTGGAACTGGTTCGTTGTCTCGCTCGGGCTTCCCGTGATTGGCTTGGTACAAGCGCTGGGGCTTGATACGCTCATCACATTCATTGTGACCACCAGAGTCAATACCAACCCCGACCCATTCTGGGATCGTTGGATCACTGCTATCACCTATGCGCTTCTCACACTGTTCGCCGGGTGGCTGCTCCATTTCTTCATGTAACCCAGGAGGATGTCATAATGGATACACAAATGGTATTGACCCACACGGGTAAAATCTACTTCAACCGATCGCTCGGTTTGGAGTTTCTTACCGTGGGTGACTACGGCAAAGAAAATAACATCAAAGCCGATTTCCTCGGCTTAACCAAAAAGATTGAGGGCGTTCAGCACCACGACGTTGACCTTATGGACAAGTGGGTTGCGACTATCAGCAGCCAGAAGGGATGCCCCATGAAGTGTACCTTCTGCGATGTTCATAAATACGGCTTCTTCGGAAATGCCTCTCTACCTGATCTGGAATATCAGATTCGCTGCATCATTGAACATGAGGATGTCCGTTTTACTAACCGTTTCAATGTCCACTACGCTCGCATGGGCGAGCCGACTTGGAATCCTGCGGTGCTGGATTTTACTGAGTCTCGATTGGATGACCTGGTTAAAGAGTGTGGTCTTCACGCTGTCACCATCCATCCCGTAGTTTCCACCATGATGCCTCGTAGCAATAACGACCTCTCCAGCTATTTGAAGCACTGGTGCGAAATCAAGAATACCCAGCGGCATGGTGAAGCTGGACTGCAACTTAGTATCAACAGCACTTCAGACGACCAGCGGGAAGCTCAGTTCGCCGGCAAATCTCTGAGCCTGAGAGAAATCGCTAATATCGCCAGCGATTTGCCTATGCCGGTTGGCAGAAAATACACGTTGAACTTTGCTGTAACCGAAGCAACGATTTTGGACGCCAAAGTGCTCGACTCCCTCTTTGACCGCGATAAGTTTATCGTCAAGATTACCCCGATCCACCAAACCAAAACCGCTCTGGAACACAACTACGATATCACTACCAGCTACGACGATTACAGTGTTTACGACAAATTCGAGCAGCCCTTACTTGATTTGGGCTGGGACGTAATCGTGTTTGTTCCCAGCAAGGAAGAGGATTCCGATCGCATTACCTGCGGCAACGCTCTTATTAGTGAGGTATAACACAATGACTGAACAAGAAAAACTAATCAATGTTGATCTGTATGGTGACGGTAGCCGTGACTCGCGGCTTCGCGCAGAGTACATTTATTGCGATCATGCCGATGTGTGTTCGGTATACAAGGAAGGAAAGTGCTTCCGTAAAACGACACTATTTGGCGTTCGTTGTGAATTTGGCCGCATAGCCTATGTTGATGGCGGCACAAAGAAAACCAAGATGTACGGTCGTGTTTATAGCGAGGCCAAAGACTCTGAGCGATACCATAAGCTCTCTTACCCCAACAACACCTACATCGCAAAAATCGGCGACGGTGCTTTTCTCGCGCCGCCCTATGTCAGAATCGAACGCGGCCCGGATTCCAAGCTATTCTGTCATAATCCTGGGTTCGGTTGCAATCGTCTCTTTGTCTCTATTGACGAGCTGACGCCAGACAATATCAATCGAATTTGCACCTACCATCCGCGTGCTATGCTTGGTGAAGAGATTAAGAGCTATCAAACAGAAACCATTCCGCTCTTTCTCCGCCAGTTGTCCAAATTGTTCCCGGAGCAGTACAACGCTTTCATCGCGGCGTTCCCGGATTATGAGCTGAAGGCTCCTGATTATCGTGGGAAATATGCGAAGCTGTCAACCTGCAATCGTGAGCTAACCTATCGTGACGCTCATGGCAACTCTTTCCGTTTTGACGGCGATGAGTTGGTATGTGACAAGTATCGGATTGGTGGGTTCATGCCGTTCCTATCCTCTGGTTACGCACAAATGCGTATTCCGGTAACAGATGATATGCAGGTAAAAATTACCGACAGCAACCAAGTCACGGATCAAACCGTTCTTATGTAATCATAAACCCTCAGTTAGCGACAAAGTAAATCAATCAGAGGTAGCAAAGATGAAAACACATACTCTCAAATTCAAAGGAAATCATGGGCGACCAAAAAAGATTGCTGAGATCCGTGATCTGAACGAAGCAGGCCAGCCCAAATCCGACCAGGATATTTTGGATGAGGCGTTTTTGCTGATCCATGCGTTCTGCGCCGAGCGCAATTTCAAAATCTATTACACCCGTACTTGGAATCACAACGGCGTCACCATTTTTGATGTAGGAAGCCATACTGAGTTTTTTCATCTTACCCCGGCGGTCAGTCTCTACGCAGACACCACTTCATCAGAAAGGAGCGAACAGAATGGCTAAGGTTTCAACCAGAACCCCGCCGCTCATTTCCCTTTATTTCTGCCAAGAAAGAGGCGACCCTGACTATGGGTCTTGCCTCTGGGCAGTTTTTAACTTCGATCTCGAACGGTATGAGCTGTCCATTACATCCGACTGCGGAAACTACGCCTACGGCTGGGTTCCTACGCACAAGAGCGAGAGCTTTATGCACCTCATGGCAAGGTTAGACTCCGGCTATTTGCTGGATAAACTCGCCAGCCCGTGCGTTATCAACGAAGAAGCCACCTTTGAGGCTGTAAAAGAACTCATGGAGGCTTGGGGCGTTGATTTCTCAGAGACAGATCGTTGGGGAGATCCCGTATTCGACATGGACGAAATCAAAGACTGTTGCTATCAGAGCAATGAGCGAGATGTCCATGATGCCTTAGAGAGGAAGTTCGAGGGCACATCTATGGAAACCTGTGACGACTACGACCTCTGGAGCTGCATTCAAAAAGACTTCACAACCAACGCCAAGAAGATCGTGCAGGTCTTCATGGACTATATTCAGCCCAAGTGCAAAGAGTTCTCCGATAATGAGAGATAGGAGGCATCGTATGGAGTTGGAAAGATGTCCATATTGCGGTGAAACGGCGAGACTTGTCAGCATTCAAAATGGCTTTGCCATTGTGTGCAACGATAAAAACTGCCTCGGCCAGATGCAGATTCATTTCGGGAGTTGCAACAACGAGGAGATCTTCTTGGAAAAACTTGTGTCCAACTGGAACAAGAGGGAGCCGGAGATCAATGCTGTTGTGTCTGCGGTTGAGTGCATAGAGGAATACCGTAACACGGTATATGAAGAAACTCAAGAGCCATACGACGAGCATGGATATTGTTGTATCGCAGTGCTCGATGAAGTCATCAACCGCCTGAAATGCTTCACATCTCTCGCCGCTGTTAAAACATGGATCAGAACAAGGAGAAAGCCATGAGTGTTGTTTACGAAAGCCAGTGTCACGCAACGTGTGATAACTGCGGGAAAATTGATATGACATCAACCATGCGACTGGCGGATTTCAAAAAGAAGCTAAGGCAAGAAGGATGGATAATTGGCGAGCTGACTTTTTGCCCTGAGTGCGCTGCACACATCAGGGGACAGCGAGGCGTAAAGCCTTGATAAGCCTGTCGTCTGATAAGGAGGACTTATGAGAAAGCATATCAGAAAGTGGAAAGCAACCGCAGAAATCAATATGGATGCCTCCAGATACAAGACGGTTGAAATCAAAGCCAACACCGAAAGAAAGGCTCGTATCCTGGCGGAGGAGAAGTTGAAGAAAGACGGCGCTTTCTATGTCACAAACATGAGGATCGAAGAGATCATAGCTGAATGAAAGGAGCATTTGACATGAAGCCCGGTGACAAAGTTGTGATGAACAACAAATATTACGTGAGTGCGGAAAATAAAAGTCGCATCTGGACGGTAGCATCAGAACCGTGGATGTGCTGTGGCACTCTCGTTGTAAAACTGGAAGGGAAATCTGGCGGCTATGCTGTTGATGGACTGGACACTATTTCCGAATGAAACGAGGCTTTTATATGAATAACGAAAAAGATTTGCCCTGTATACAGCGCTTCCGATAATACTGCCCGCAAGTGTATCAAAGAAGAATGTGGGTGGTGGTGCGATCAATGCAATGCTTGTGCTGTAGTATCCGCGTCCGACAGTGATATCTATGTTCTGTACTACACACCGGGAGCAGAGTCAGTCGAGGAACTGACGTTTATGTACAACGAGGCTAAAAAAGCCGTAGCACCGAGACCTATCATCGCATTACCTACCAGCCTCTCGCTCAAAGAAATATCAAAACAAGAACTCTTGAATATTATCTCCAAAACTCTGTGCAAAGATAAAGCCGATCATGATGATCGAGGAGAATAACCATGAGAGCAACAAAGCAATTCAATAACGTAGACACCCAGAGCAAAATCACAATCAACACTGACGAGCTTCAGGCCATGTTGAGTTGTGGCCGGTATTCTGCCATACAGATTGGCGAGGCTGCTGAGGCTCGTATCCAGATCGGGAAGCGAATCTTCTGGAATGTCGAAAAAATCAAAAGCTACATCAACTCTATTTCTGTATAGGAGACTGCCGTATGAACACTTACCTGACCATCATGGTAACGATCTTAGTTCTTACTCAGATTGTCCGTATCATTCAAAACACCATTCAGCTTCGCCGGCAGTATAAGCTGTTTCAGGCTCAACTCGGACAGCTGGATAACATCACCCAAGAGGATCTTGATATGCAACGTAGAGCATATCGCTTGATCGTAGATCACTTTGAACACAAGAGGAGTGAGGCGTAATGACCAAAGAAGAGGCTATCGCTGTCTTTGAATGTTTGGCAACAGAAATAACTGCAATTTTGGCAGGAATCCCAAAAAGCGAAGCCGCAGCGGGTCAAATAAAAAGGTACATTGATGCCTATGATATAGCGATTTCCGCTCTTCGTATCCAGCAGAAGCAGGAGAGCGAATGTGCAAATTGTAGTGGCATTGTGTATCGTCAAACAGATAGTGGGAAAATCATCCCCGTTGACCAGCGTTGCGGCGTAAAAATTACGCCTCCATGCTACGTGCCTGATGGCGATGGATGTGCTTATCAAATCTATGGAGACAACAACGACGAGCCAATCGCCCGCTGTAAGTCTTGCCCGTTGTGCCAGAGCGATAAGATCAGACATAAACAAGAGTCTGTACACAATGATCCTCTGGTGCTTGATGAGCTACGACAGATGCGCGGTGAACCTGTATGGTGTAAAGAGTTAGAATGCTACGGCATTGTGAAGATGGAGAAAGTCGGAAGCTGGGCGAACGAGCTATTTTTGGTTGGAACATGGCATAATGGCGATGCCGCCGTAAACTTTGAGTACGACATCAAATCACGCGGTCTTACGCTTTACCGGCATAAGCCGGAGGAGGGGGCGGTATGAGCAAGCCCATGAGCGAGCAAATGCAGAAATTGGCAGCTCGATACGAAAAGGCGACTGGTAAGAAGTTCAATGCGAAAACGAATGCGCAGAAAATCCGTTCCATGACAGACGAGGAGCTGGCGGAATTGTTTGAAGAACTTTGCTACGACAGCATGGCGCATCGTGCCAAATATTGGCTACACTGGCTCCAGCAGCCAGCGGAGGAGGAACCGAAATGAACTTTAAGCAGTTTATCCGGTGGAGATTGGTTTGCTTTGTTCAAACTCACATCAGGCATTGCCAGGAATGCCTTGGCAATAATGGGCACTGCCAAGAGTGTAACGACTGGCACCATTTGTTCCGCAGAGACTGGCAACGGACATATTGGAGAAGGAAGTTCTGACCATGAGCAATAACGCAAACTGCATCACCTGTAGGCACAAAAAGGACTTCTTAGTTCCGTGCGATTGGTTGAAAAACCAAAGAGCAGTGATTATGCCGCCCTGCCCAAGATACGAATCCGAAGAGGAGGATACCGATGCCCGAATTAAACTTAAAGCCATTACCTTGCCCATTTTGCGGCAGCACAAAGCTGAAAGTCGATCAGAAAGCAAGCAGTAATACGAAGTGGAACCCCGAAACAGGGAGATGCGATAAACTGGTCGTCGTTACAGTTCGTTGCAACAAATGCCACACGAGAGGCCCGACAGTCTCTATGTACGCAGGGTGGTATGATCGGCCTGTCCAGACTTTGAATAATGCTGCTATCGAAGCCTGGAATCAGCGTATCGAAAAGGAGGTGGCTAACGATGCCAGCATATAAAATTGGAATTACAGAGGCTGGCGATGCCGGCGTTGATCTGTCATGGGTTGACAAAATGGGATCTGTTGATGGCGCTGTGCTCATTACCAAGTGCATCTCTCCTAACTTTGTCGATGCGGCTATGAAGTTCAAAGACAAGATAATCGTCCATGCAACGATTACCGGCTATGGTGGGACAATCTTAGAGCCTCTTGTTCCGTACCCGTATGAGCAATACGGCGCAATCATGTACTTAATCGAAAAAGGATTCCCAAAAGAGAAAATCGTAATCCGTGTTGACCCTATTATTCCAACCAGGAAAGGTTGCGAAAGAGCACTAAATGTTATCAAGACATTTATTGACATGGGGTTTAATCGCTACAGAATCAGTGTGATTGATATGTACCCTCATGTTCGAGAGCGTTTCAAAGCTGTGGGACTTCCTCTTCCCTATGGGCTAAAGTTCTCGCCAAACGAAAGCCAGCTCAGGGCAGTAGATGGGATGATCTTGGATGCCAAAAACCACCTCATTAGTCTCGGGAAGCCGCTCAAAGATTTGCGCATCGAATCTTGTGCTGAACCCGGACTAACAGAGGCGATTGCCTGCGGCTGTATTTCTGGATACGATCTTGAACTGCTCAAACTTTACTATGGAAGCCCGCCCGACAAAGTAGGGTATCAGCGTAAGAACTGTATGTGTTATTCGGGTAAGGTTACATCGCTTGACAAGGGCACACAGCCCTTTGTCGTGTGCGATGGATAAGTAAAAGTCAAATTTTCCACTCAATCGAA